AGAAGCAACCTGTCCTGTTCCAGTGGTGATGACAAGGCCGTCTGCGAACGGGACTTGAACTTGAAACACGCCAACTGTGTTGGGGACGATGTAAATCCGCAAGTCTGTCAGCGAGTTGGTGTTGGAGGAATCGTAGACAGTTCCAGTTGTGGTTCCCGCTACAATAACAGAAACGTTGGCAAACCAACCGCTGCCAACTTTAACTTGTCGAGTCGTTGCTGCCGCAATTTCTTTCGTGTTGTTTGTTCCAGCGAACTTGGCGAGTGCGCTTGGATATTCGCCAATTGCAATGACGCCGTTTTTCTGGGTGGTGAGGATATCGTCAAGACTTGCCATCAGAATTTCCCATCAAGTTGAGCACGGTAACGCAGTGCGCCAATCCGGAAAAATGTCCCGTTCAACGCAACACCATTTGCGTTCGCTGTGGAGCATGAAATACGCAATAAACGGTTTCGGATCCGAACACTCAAATACTGCGTGGTTGAATTCATTTCGTATGGGCCATATTGGGTAGGAACATCTCCTGGATAATCCGCCCCATAAAAAGTTAAATACACGGTCGCTGAAGTTGCGGAACCAGTCGATTGTTGCTCGGTCGTTTGCCATTTGAAATCAGGCCAAATTTGATCAATGAAGATCAAGTTGTCCGCATCGTTCAACTGCATGTAACCCGTTCCAAATGACGACACCATTGGCGAAAAGCCAGCATCATATCCGATTTCATGTTGCCAAATGTAGCCATCGCTGTCCGCGCCGAGCGGTGGCCCAAGGACGGATTGATCGCACCACGCAACACGATCCAATGTGCCGTAATCCCATGCTTGGGTGAGGGTGTTATATTTAACGTATGAGTCGTTATACGTTGAATTCGTTGATGGGTAATACCACATCACTTCGTCAAAAATAGAGTTTGTGCCACACTGGATCAGGTCGCTATAAGGGTAGCCGTTTGGGTCCAAACTGGTGTTCAAGTTTTGGAATACTTGATCCCAAACAGGACAGGCCATGTCTTGGGGGCCGCCTTCGGCCAAAACGTTGAACCCTCCAGGAGACATCCAATATGTTGCTCTCCCAAGAATGCCAACTGCCTTTTGCGCAATCAATCCAACACCGTCCGCGAGCTTGTTGAACCCGAACACATTTGGGTAGCCAATGTATTGCATAGACCAAAGAGCAAGGTCGGTCCAAATCAAAGCCTGTTGTGAAGCCTGAATTCCGCCAACAATCTTGCTTCCTTCCGCGAGGCGGAAAGAACCAGCTTGGTTATTCGCCGAGGCTTGCCAAACGGTTGCGTCTCCGGCCTCCGACCACCGGATCAACAATGGATCCTGAATGCCTGTCACTGTTGAACCGTAAGCCACAACCTGTCGAGATGGCATCGCAATAAAATGCCCTGTGTTTGCCGTTGGAGCGGTCTCCAACAAAAACATTGTTGTTGTGTTGGAGGTTGGAGACCAATAGTAAATTTCACCGTTTTGAACATTCGCAGTGAGAATTTCACCAAAGTTGTTAATTGTCCAATTGGTTGTCGTCACTGTCGGAGCAGAAGGATAACCAATTTTAATTCCCGCCCCATACCCTCCTTCGCCATATCCGCCTGAACCATAACCCAAGGCGGCAAAAGATGATGGAATATTATAATAATAAGTAAATTGCGCACTACCCAAATTCATTAAAAACGCAGTGCTACTTGTCGCGGCAGACGAAGCTGTTATCTGATACTGAGTAGAACTTATGTATGTCGTAAAATAATTGCCAAAAATTGTTACACCCGCAGAAGTCGTTGACGTGAGAAACGTTGCTGTGAAACCGTCCTGATATGGGTGATTGGCTTGAGTTACAACAATTGTTGAAAACCCTGAATCAGGGTCGAACTCCGGAAGCGTTGAAATGCTTGTTGTTGAAGTCGCGGCAATCCCGACATCAATCGTATAAACATTAAAATACAAACTTGCAGTATAAGTTTGAATTGAATAAATTCCGCTCACGATCAAATTTGATATGCTGATTGGCGTTTTTATCCAAGAAGAAAACCCGTCTCTTAATTGGTTTGGAGTGTAAACCGTACCTGTCCCTGTCGTTGTCGTGTTGACAAGGGTGAGGGTGCCGCTCGCAAAAGTCGTTGTCGAAATATTGAACGTTGTGGCAGTCAACGGTTGAGCGTAATAAGTCGTGCCTTGCGTGACTCCCGTCGGGAGCGACGTGCCATAAAACACTAAACTTGTGTCGAGCGTTGGCGCAACGGCAGCTGTGACCACCGTTGGCGACCCATTGGTGAATGAAACAGACTGAACACCCAATCCAGTGTCGTAAATGGTGACGATTGATGACCCGCTCGTGGTCGAGGCAAGCGGAACGGTCACCGTATGAACGCCGCTTCCGGCTGTGGTTGTTGCGATGCCAGTTCCGCCAACCGAGGTTGCTATTCCAAAAGTGTTCGCTGTTGGGGTTGGTGAGCTTGACGCAACGTAATAAACTGTTCCTACCACGAGCGGAGAAGGCAAAGTCCCTGTCGTGGAAAATACGATTGGAGTTCCTGGTGGGTAGGAACTTCCTGTCGCGGTCACCACTGCCGGAGTCGCGTTTGTTATTGTTACGTCGTATGTGCTTTTCGGAGAATTAGAAGTTGTTTTTTGAGGAGTAATAACGTTTTCGTTTCTGCTCACTTCATCAATAACCGAAATACTATCCTCTGCTCCAACAGCAAGAGCTGCATCCCCGACCAAATTTTGCCAAGGGTGAATGTCCATAATAGTGCCTGTAATTGGCCCTTGAGTCGCCCAATCGACCCAACCGCCCATTTTTTGAACAAGGCCCATGCCTGATCTGTCCGGAACGAAACGAATAAGCTGAGACTCTGAAAACGCCGCCTCGTTCAAGGCAAGTGTCTTGTAGGTATCAATACCAGGTATCAGCTTCATCGTTGCGTGAGGCATGGGAGGTTACCTCGTTGGTGAAGCGACAGGGGATGGTGAATAGGCTGTCCAAGCTGCCGCCTCAAACTTCTTGCGGTTTTCCTCAACCAACGCGCTTGCCTTGAGGGCTTGATATTGGCTTTCATAACTTTGAGCCATTTGAGGATCGTCGGACTGTCGGCCAAAGTTGCGCTGATAAGCGGAGATGTAAATCATTGACGCCATGATAAACAAATCCGGCAGATAAACGCTGATGAACGTTGTCGAGTTTGCGGCAGATAAAGGAGTCGATCGAACTGTGCCTGTCAGCCGAACAACATAAGAATCGTCCGGTATTGGGCCAACGAAAATATTTTGCGAAGTCAAACCAGTTGTTGCGCTATCCCCGCCATAAACAGCAAAATATTTTGGCACACCTGCTGTCGAGCCGTTGGCATACACATTTTGAATGTATTCTTTTCCAATCGGCAGAAGAGGAGAAGAAGTTCCATTGGTGATAACTTCAAATGTCTGCAAAGAAACGAACGACGATGTTGGGATCGTCAATATGTTGTTGCCGGAAGTGAACGAATAAGACGAATTGCTGATCTGCGTCGAAAGAAAATCCAAATCGCGTTGCATCCGCAATTCAGCGTAATCAATCATCGACGGGACAATGGTGAGGTAATTTACGTCGGTCGATTGCACGACCGCCATCGTGGCGATCTGTTCAACGTAGGTTGCGTATGTTAATCCGACCATGTCACCCTACCATTGAAGTCGATGCCGATTTAACTTCTGCAACTCTCCGGCCCCACCCCTTGCCGAACGTTTCCCAAGTCGGAAGACTCTGCAAAAACTGCAATCTATTATCGTTGATTTTTTGCAATAAGGAAAGGGGATCTTGTGAATTAACTAAAGAGAGGGTCGCAGGTCCGATAACCCCATCAGCATGAGCACCACAAGCTGTCTGAAGATACTTGCTGGCACGAGCAGGACCACTATTAATAGCAAGATCAAAAACAGAAAAGTCCACCCCAAACGGGAGGTCGTCGCAGCGGCACTTGTCCCAGTAACGCGCTTTGTAGAGGGGAGCGACGTCTGCGATTTTGAGGGCTTTGATGTCATCTTTCGTTACCTCGTGGCCTAGCCATTCTTCCCAAACCTTTTTCGTGCAGCCAAGGTTCGTGGCTCCACCAGGA